TGCCAAGAGATGCACATTCAACCGATTATTGGAAGCGACCTTTACAAAGAATTGCAAACGCAAATTATTGCCAACACATTGACGCAAGAAAACGAGGACTTGTTAAGCGATTACATTCAGCCATGTTTGCAGATGTTTGTTCAAATGGAGTTCCCGATGGCGTTCGGTTTTCAACTGCGTAACAAAAATGTTGAGCGTGGCACTGATCAAAACAGCACACAAGCGAGCGTTGGAGAATTGCAACGTTTGATTGATTACTACCGTAGTAAGTCGGAGTGGTACGCTGAACGCATTACACGTTTTATCTTAGCGAATTTAACCGATTACCCCGCCTATCAAACACCGACGGCATTTATCGATACCATTTACCCAAACAGACGTAACTACACCTCTGGTTTGGTGTTGAACAACAACCGTTGTTGTGGTGATTATGCCAAACGTTACCAAGCCGATTTTAACAGAGATTGCGATTGCTATTAATATGAGCGCACACAAAAAGAATCAAGACAAATTACGGGTTTATTTAGAGAAAAATGCAAAGTTGGAACACGATAAAAAGAAGCCTTCGGGAGTTCGCAGAAACGCACCCACTCGTTAATTCGTTTGGGACGGGCAATATACTTGACCCCGATAGCGCAAATATTACCAACTTCGTAAGTCCTGCGGTTGATCGCATTTATTACCCGTTGGTTTTCGCTACGTTGGAAGGTTCACGATTTGCCACTAACTCCGTACAATTTTCGGTGGGGTTGGTGTTCATGGATAAGGTTGAGGAATCGCAAAAGGTAGCAGACCGCCCAACGGGATCGGATGCCTTGGATTTTCAGACGTTACAACCCGATGAGGTGATGAGCGATATGACTCAACTTGCAGGGGATTTCATGATTAAGTACCAACGTACATTTGGCAATGACTTTGATATTACTGCCGATGCGAACGTGGATTACTTTGTTGATCGGTTTGGCGATCGGGTGGCGGGATGCCGTGCCGTGTTAACCTTCAACGTTCCTTTGGCGTTATCTATTTGCGAAATACCAACGCAGGCTAACCCTGATATTTGTTATTACGGAGCGGTTGAAGCGACCATTGATATTGACCTTTACGATGGAAGTGAGCAAGCCGTTGCACCTAACCAACCGTTTGAATTGGTGTTCGATGGTGGGGCGGTTAGCAATATGTTTTTGTGGTTTGCCGTTCCTTCGGCTTATAGCCTTTCGCACTGGTTTAGAAGTGCGTTTGACCAAGGGAACTTCCTCGATTTATTTGAGGTTTACGATACCCAAGACGGGTACACAATTTATGTAACAAGGTGGCAAACGGAAGCCACTGCACCAATGACTTTGCAATGATTAGATTAAGCGATAACTTAGAAGTAAACAAGCCAGCACCCGTTGACGATCGATTAGGTGTTTTCAGTTCAACCGCTTCGGCTTTGGCGTATATTGCCGAGGATAGGCGGTATATTGGATTGACTTTAATAGTTGATACTGGTAGCGGTGCTACCGAGTATTGGTTCGAGAATGGCGTTGAAGATGGCGATTTGGTTGCTAAGAGTGGCGGTGGCGGTGGTGGTTTCAACTGCGCTGATCTTTTGACTTGTACGGATTTCACCGACTTGCAAACCGATGTATCCAATTTGCAAACCGACATTTTAGATTTAGTGCCTTACACGGGAGCGACGCAAAACGTTGATCTTGGAACGTACAATATAACTGCCGATCAGGTCAATTTGAACGTAACGCCTACGGGAACGTTAGCGGTGGGAGGGACGCAATGGAATAACACGATTGGAAGTTCAGAAACACTTTTGAAAGGTGGTTCGGTTACTTTGAAGAATGGCGTTGATTTAGTCGCACGGGTGGTGAATAAGGTAAACCCAAACACCACACTAACCAAGGCATCCTATCAGGTGGTGAAGGTAGCGGGTGCGCAAGGGCAAAGATTGGCGGTTGAGTTAGCGAGAGCAAACAACGACCTAAATTCAGCCGATACGCTCGGGATGGTAATCGAAACCATTGCATCCAACCAAGAAGGATTTATTCTAACCGTTGGACAAATTGAGAACATCAACACCACGGGAAGCTTGCAAGGTGAAACGTGGGCGGATGGGGACGTGTTGTATCTAAGCCCAACAACTGCGGGAGTTATTACGAATGTGAAGCCAAACGGGTTGACGGGGCACATCGTGGTAATCGGTTACGTTGAATACGCTCACGCAAACAACGGAAAGATTTACGTTAAAATCATGAACGGGTGGGAATTAGCGGAACTTCACGACGTGTATATAAACCCCGCTACATTAGCGAATAGGAATGCGTTGATGTACAATAGCACATCACAACTTTGGGAAAATAGACCTATTGCCATTGCAGATTTACCGACTACTGTTCCTTATGGTTACACTGCTCCCATTGCATCAATTGTTTCGGGTGGTGTTATTACTGAAACACAATTAACTACGGTAACAATCCCTGCGGGAGCGTTTAAAAGTGGGGATAGTATTTTAATTACAATTTGGGGAACAAGAACCACGGGCGCATCAAGTGGCGTTAATAGTACAATTTCGTTAAGAGTTACAAATACATCAGGTGCGCAAATGATGACCAACCTAACGGGCAATAGGCATCAAAACTTTACCATTACAGGGCGTGTGCTATCTGATACATCAATCATTTGGTGGCAAAACTCACCAACGACAGCGGCATTAACGACCACCGTACCGAGTCTTTTAAATACTGGATTTACAATTTCAATCGGTTTGATCCGTACAAATACCACGGATGAATTCACGTTGTACAATGCAATCATTCGCAAATATTCTTAACATGAAATACTACTATTCAGACGAAGCGCAAAGTCCATTTATTGAAGTGGAAAGCAAAGATGATTTGATTAAATACCCTGAAAAGATGTGGTGGGAAAGTGAAGATGGGGTTGTTTTAACCATGATAACAGAAATACCATGAAGCAGTTACTCCATGATTTAGGTATCAACCTCGGCTTGTCATTTGCTGGCTTTGCAGGTTCGCTAGTAATGATCGGGAAGAAGGAATTTTCGTGGAAGAAAGCTTTGGTGAGTATTCCCAGCGGTGTGTTTTCTGCTAACTACTTAACGCCTATTGTGGTCGATGGGTTAGGAATGGAAGGCGGGAATGCTGAGTACGGCATTGCGTTTATCATGGGTTACTTGGGACTTAAAGGAACTGAAATTTTTGCAACTAAATTTATGAATAATGAAAAACTTGAAAAATCTTCTACCGAAAAAGGCAAATGAAATGGATCTTATGGAACGGGTTAAGGCTCCGACTCCTCCGTTCTTTGCTAAGTTACGCACTATTGGCATTGTCGTGGGTGTTATTGGCGGTGCATTGGCTACTGCCCCCGTAGCTTTACCCGTGGCGTTGGTTAGTTTGAGCACGTATTTAATCACGGCTGGCACAATCATTACAACTATTTCACAAATAACAGTTGACGAGGGCAAATAATTCGTATCTTTACCCTTGTTAGGTTGTTTTCATCCTAGTTTAATTTTGGTTTGACCCTTCGGAAACGGAGGGTTTTTTTATGCCTTCAAAAAATAATTTCATTTTTTTTCTGAAAAAGTTTGCATAATTAGTTTTCGCTTGTATCTTTGTAAAACATTAAACCAAAAACAAAATGAGAACAATCAATTTAAACACGCTCCCCGAAATGAAGTTGAGCGAAGGGTACGAATCAGGCGCATGGAACATTCTGATCAGCCACAACAGTACAGACATCCCGTGCGAGCCAGTGAACCACCACGCATTCAAGTACGCAAAGGCGATTTGGAAGGGGTTGAAATGGCACGTTGCGGATAATCGAGGTACTAACTTTGATTTGTCGGTAACCGAACTTTTAAACATGATCATTCAAAGCGAACTGCCAAACTCAAACCTCGTGGCATCCGATGGAAGTTACACCGAGCAAATCGGCATCGGTTGCGCAATCAGTTTCAAATTGAACGTGGCAAACTACGAAAACTACTCAATCATTTTTCACTATTTATGAGAACAATTAAAGGACTAACAAGGGGGCGCAAACCTGCTACCCCCTTAATTTCAGAATCACTCGCAACACGTTGGGAGAATTTACGAGAAAAGCACGGAATCACCGTGTTTGAATTACCAGTGAGCGCACCAACCTACCGCAAGGCTATTGTTAGCGGTTTGGTGGATGGCAACACTTTACGAAAGCTAACCCAATTTTTTGAAGGATTATGAACTTAACCAAGAATTTAACGCTCCAAGAAGCAACCAAAAGCAACACGGCTACACGTTTGGGCATTGATAACACACCAAACCAAGCCACGATTGAAACCATGATTGAAACGGCTGAAAAGATATTCCAACCATTACGGGATAAATTGGGAGCAATCCGTGTTTCTTCCTTCTACCGATCGCCCGAACTTAACCGAGCCATTGGAGGGAGTAAAACAAGCCAGCACTGCAAAGGTGAGGCGATTGATATGCAAGGCATTTTAACCACCAATAAAGAACTATTTGAGGAAGCCTGCAAGTTAGATGTGTTTGATCAAATAATTTGGGAGTTTGGCACGTTGGAAGAACCGGACTGGGTTCACGTTTCGTACTCACAAACCAACAACCGCAAGCAGATTTTGCGAGCAACCAAGATCGGAAAGCGAACCGCCTACGTACCTTATCGAAAATAATTTACGCAAAAAGTTTGCACAATTAAATTTACTTTGTATCTTTGAAAACCAAAACAATTAAATATGGAAACAATTAAGAACCTGGCGAAGGCTTTGGTAAAAGCAACCGCCCAAATTGAGGGAGCATCTAAGGACTCCACCAATCCACACTTCCGCAACAAGTACGCCGACCTTGCGAGCGTTACGGATGCGATCAAGAAACCGCTAAATGATAACGGGTTAACCTACTCCCAAGTGATTCACAGGTTAGAAGGTGGCGTGGGTGTAGAAACGCTTATCATTCACGAATCAGGGGAAACAATGAGCAACGGTATTACGTTTGTTCCTGCGCCTAAAAACGATCCACACGGGTACGGCAGTGCGTTGACCTACGCCCGTCGTTATAGCCTTTCCGCCTGCTTCGGTGTTATTCAGGAAGACGACGACGCAAATGGAGCGAGTAACAAGTTACCGATGCAAGTACCTAACAAGCCAGTTACCAAACCGAGCGCACCGCAAACTAAACAAGCCGAGGTTAGGCAGTTGCAACCATTCACGGAAGAGAAGTACCAAAAGTTATTGGAACTCCACGAAACAGACCCGACCTTGTTGGATAAGTTGCAAGACCATTACCGAATCGGGCAAGAATGGAAAGAGCGTTTTTTCAAGGACACTAACAAGATTTGGAAATGACGGCTAAGATATTAAGCACCGCCAAAAACCTTTACCCACACCTACCAAATGGAGAAATTGCCGATTTAGTCGGCATTTCCCCTTCAACAATTGTGGGATGGGCGAAGAAATACGGATGGAAGAAATCCGAGGCGTACTTTGAAACGTACAGAGAACCATCAAGTCGTAAACGTGCAGTGCGTGAAAATGAAGTTGAGCATTACGATTATTGGGAGTTAGTGAAGCAATACAAAGAGGAAACGCCAATACGTCGATTCAACCACCCATTTTTTGAAGCAACCAAAAAAATCTATAAACAAAACCAAAATGGAACTGATTAACCAAACAGAACAACTACTGCAAGGGGTTACGGGTAAACTCCAAGTGCGAGCGTTAACCGAGGGATTCACCACCCAAATCGAGGAAGGCTACACCAACCCGTTAGAATTTGCCATTCGTGCTAAGATGCTAATTAAAGCCTTAGAAGAAACGTTGAGTAACACCAAGGACTTAGCACTAACCGAGCAAGCGAAACACGGGAGAACGGCTGAAATGTTTGGAGCGGTGGCTGAAACCTTTGAAGCAGGCACGAAATACGATTACGCTTCTTGCAACGACGTGGAATGGGTAATATTGAAGGAGAACGTAGAACGTGCAAACGAAATGCTTAAAGCCCGTGAGAAGTGGTTGCGATCGCTCACCAAACCCGAAAACTTAGTGGATGGAAACGGAGAAATTGTAATCGTTACCCCACCGCTCAAATCAAGTTCAACAACGTTAAAAGTAACCATCAAATGAAACCACACCCACAACAACTTATTGATTTTATCCAAGGCGTAAAACTCAAAGCAATGGAAGTACACGTTAATGCAGAATACACCGCAAAGAAAATCGACCTTTCAAGGGTATCAAGGTTTGATATTTTAAACCAACGGATGCAACGTTTGTACCGTTTACGTTCCCAGTGCATCGAACACAAAGACTTTTTCAAGGCACTCCAAGCCATGCACCTGATCAACCGAGTAGGCTTTGAACTTTCAAAAACTTACAATTATACCGCACTATGAGTACCGTACAACAACAACTAACTTTGTTCCGCAGTGTTTGCTTAATGCAGGCACTTGC